GAGTTAGCATGTGCTAATGAGCTCATCAGCGACCGAGAGTTGTTCGGAAGATATAAGGATCAGACCTTTACAGATAAAGACTTCATCGTATCACGCTAAATGAAATCGTATGGAAAACAACTGCACAACAATAGAAGAGCTGAAATCCGTAACCACGCAGGTTGGCGGTGATGAATGGAAAGATTTCTTCTCACTCATCAAAAAAGGCTCATATAGCCTATATGGTTTTCATCAGTTTCTTAATGAGAGACCAGACCTATGCTTATTAATTCAAGGTATAGGAGATTACCAAACTGCCATTAAAGCTACGTTAGACGAAATCGGATTGAATGATGGTGATATAAATGGACCAGGAGGAAATCATCTTAAATTAATTGTGGCGGATCAGATAGGATTCATAGTGTATGAAACGAAAGTTATGAACTTTTAAAAATAAGATAGAGCAATGGAAGAGAACGTTATCATAGCAATGGATGCCGAAAAGTCTAAAAAGATAAAAGGCATTCCTTCAAGTTGGGACTGGGAGGATATTCATTTCTACCTCATTACTGAATTGGGTTTCAGTTTTGATGTTGTGTTCAATTATTCAAAAGACATAGAGGAGGTATCTTATGAAGGATAATGCAAGAACTATCAAGTACGATTCTATCACATCATACGCAAAGGAATATGGGGTAGAATATCTTAGTAACGAGAACCTTATTGCTTCAATTATCGGTATAGACCATATGCTACAGGGTAATGAACCAATAAGAAAAATCTTTGATGGTAGTCATTCACTGAGAAAGGCAAGCAAGAGAACACTGCAGGAGCTTACATCTATCAAAGGAATAGGCGAAAAGAAGGCTACCGCTATACTCGCTGCATTCGAACTTGGCAGAAGATTTATGAAAGAGAAGTCGCAAGAACTTACAGATTTGGGTAGTTCCCTCGACATCTACAACTATATTTTACCATACGTCAAGGATTTAGAAATAGAAGAATCTTATCTGTTCTGTATGGATAACAACTTCAAGTTAATCAAAATGGTTCGATTGTCACAAGGTGGAATATCAGAAACCACTATAGACGTAAGAATTGTGTGTAAAGAAGCTATCTCCTGCAATGCCGTAATAATAGCATTGGTTCACAATCATCCAAGCCCTAACTGCTTTCCATCAAAATCTGACGATGAGATAACATATAAGATACAGAAGGCTTGTGAAATAATGAGATTGTATTTTATGGACCACGTTATCATCAGTAGCAAGTCCGACCAGTATTACTCTTACCACGACAAAGGGAGACTATAGGCTACAAGCCGATAAAATACCTCAAACCCATAATTACATACCAAAAGAATCTAACTTAAACACAGAAGATATTTTGCACGTTTAAGTGCATTTTTATTGCATCTTATCTTCCAAGGGAGGGCTGTGAAGTTCTCCCTTGTTTATTGAAATGAAAATAATTTCTCACTTTTTTGCAAAAACTATTTGTTGATTAAATAATATTTCGTATATTTGCACCCATAAAAGCGTGTGAAGATGCACGTGACAGAACTTTTCGTAACATTGCTCTTACACCGAGTTCTACGTTTGGTCTGCCTGCATTTCGCTCGCAGACCATTTTTTGTTAAATATAACTCAACAAGCAATGAACAAGTATTACAGAAAAGTTCTTGAAGCACTGAAAACCAATCGAGACATTAAGGCATTGGGGTTCAGTCGTAAGGAGTTAAAGGGTGTTGCCGCCAATGTTGCCAACAAACTTCAACTCAAAGATGATGCTACTGACGAAGAAGTTAGTGAAGGTATTAGTGACGCAATTGATGATGTCTTGCCGTTACTCCAGTTAACTCAGTCCGCAGCAGACCGCCAAGTCTCAGAGTACAAAAACGCTCATCCTGCACCAGATGACGATCCAGATCCAGATGACGATCCAGATCCAGATGACGATCCAGCACGTAGAAGTCCGTCACGGAAGGGCAAGAAGGGCAAGAAGGATAGCGATGATGATGACTCCGCTACCCTCACCGCAATCAAGGAACTTACAAAGGCTGTTGCTACACTCCAAGGCGATGTAACTGCATTGAAGTCTGGCAATACCACAAGCAGCCGTACCGCAAAGGTAAGGGAACTGCTGAAAGACACAGGTAAGTTCGGAGAGCGTCGGCTTAAATCTTTCTCTCACATGAAGTTTGAGAATGAAGAGGAGTTTGAGGACTACCTCGATGAGTTGAAGGAAGATATTGAGGAAGAGAACAAGGAAAGACTTGAAAAGGGTCTTGAAAAGCTTGGACGAATCCCTGCTCCCGATACCAAACCTCAGCCAAAGGAGGAAGATAAGTTAATGTCTGATGATGAAGTCAAGGAGCTGGCTAAGATGTAATCATCTATTGTTTCACTAATAAATTATTAGATTATGGTAGCAGAAGACTACAAGCCAAAAACCAAAGGCTACGACATGGGTAAGGACGCTGTGGTTATCCGTCAGTATCTCGGTGGTATCACAGGCGGTAGAGCACTCGACTACGCCAACTTCAAGGATGAGGTTATTCAGGCAGGTCACATCATTGTCCGCAAGAAGGTTGATGATGTTTATGAGTATTCTCCACTTGAAACCGAAGATGGCAAGTACAAAGACAAGGCTAGCGAAGCAGAATTTGCTGGTGTTGTCGTTCGCTCACGCATGAAGGGTGAAGCGGTTGCCATTATGGATAATGGTCGCGTGAATGATGTGGCAATGCCTTATCAGTTCAAGGACGAAACTCAGAGAACCGCCATCAAGACAGCTCTCCCAAGTCTTATTTTTGAGCATGACTAAGTTGTGCTCTAGTTTTTAACTTAAAAGATTGTTTATATGAACGAATCACTTTTTATTCAGTTTATCCGAGCTATCTTCCCTAAACTTAGCTTGTATGTTAAGGAGAAGGAGAATCCGAAGGAGCGTACCTATCTTTACAAGGAGATGCTTACCGATGTGTATTCTCCAGATCAGAAGTGGGAAGGTTCATCAGCTAAGACCACATATGTAGCTGCCGACATCGTTGAGATGGATTCAGACATTCCTTTGAAGAAGCGTGGTCAAATCGCAACCTCTAATGGTAAGTTGCCAAAGATTGCGATGAAGAAGATTCTTTTCGAGTCTGATATCAACAACATCAACATCATGAAGGCTCAGTATGAGAACATTGTAGCGAGAGCCAATTCATTCCAGGCGCAAGGCTTGGTTGAGCAGGCTACATCAACACGACAGGCTGCTAAAACTGCAAAGGCTCGTATCATCAACAAGCTCATGAATGATGGTGTCGCTTGCTCTGTCGGTCTCGAAGAGCGTAACGAAATGAACTTCTTGGCAGGTCTCTCTAATGGTATTATTGCCGTTGAAGATGCAGACAATTCGGGTAAGGCTATCCGTGTTGACTATGGATATTTTAAGGCAAACTGCTTCAAAACAGCAACCAATGGTGTTACTACCCGTGATGATTTCGAGAAAATCTTCGATAAGGCAAATGCCGATAACAATACCATCATACAGGTTATGCTCGCTAAGACGCAGATTAAGAAAATCCGCAAGGAGCAATGGGCAAAAGAGCTTGTTGCCGACTACGAGGGTAAGACTTATACCGAAAATACCAAGCTCAAGACACCATCGGAGTCAGCTTTCTCGGAAGCATTCGAGGATGAGTTCGGTGCAGCCATCAAGGTTATCAACCGAACCGTGATTATCGAGAAGAACGGAAAGCCAAAATCAGTTAAGCCATGGAATGAGAATAACATTATCTTCATCTGTAACACCAACGTAGGCTCTTTCGTTTGGGGTACCCTTGCAGAGGACACCAACCGAGTAGCAGGTGTTCAGTACTCTAACGTTGACAGCTACAAGCTTATCTCTAAGTACTCCAAGAATGAGCCATCTTTGCAGGAGGTTACCGCAGGACAGGCTATCTGCTTACCAGTAATCGAGGACGTAGATCAGATTTATATGCTCACTACCAAGTCTGAGGAGGTTGATACGAATGCCGAGTCTACCGATGATACCGACCAGTATACAACTTACAAGGGTAAGAAGTATAAGAAGGCTGACCTCATCGCTGCTTTGAAGGCTGCTGGTGTCAATGTGAAGACTAACTCAACCGATGAGACTCTGATTAAGGCTCTCAACTCACTCAGCGATGAGGAGGAAGCCGAAGTTCTCTCTAAACTCACTCCAGAGGTTTAATTTGAATTGATATGAAGACAATAAAGCAAGCATTGATTGATGAAATCCACTACCCTATCCCTTTAGGATTCGTGGAGAATAAGATGATAGAACGTCAGCTTAATGGTGATGATGAATATACATTTGAGGTCGCTCAGTCCAAGGAATGGAAAGGTGCGCTTGCTGATTGTCTGTACTCTCTCATACAAGCTGTAAGCTTATCCGAGTCAGACAAGAGCATAGGAACACTATCTGACAAGGATAAGGAAAGGCTGCTAGTACGAATAAATGCTTTATACAAAACCATCGGTGAATCCCCTGCACTGGGTCAACCGATGGTTTATATAGGAGGTTAAGATATGGCTGTATTGGATTTCGCTGCTCATACCCTAGATTACCTACACGTAACTGATGGGTATGAAGACGATAACGGAGACTATGTTGAAGGCTCAGAAGAATGGGTGGAGAACTATTGTAAGTGTGATATTGTTCCTGCAGGCAAGGCAAACGTTATCACTATCCCCGATGGTTCTGCAAAGAACTATTCCTACACCATCTACAACCTTCCTAGAGC